AAGACGTTGCATCGCCACTGGCATCAGTTGTTGGTGTAACGGAGAACTTTTCAGCGTAACCCATGTTTTTACTCCCAAAAAGGACACCCCTATGTCCTGCACGCAAACAATAGGGGTGTCCCGGTCCAATGGCTTACGTTTCGCGTGCCCAAGTACCAATAACGTTTGTAATATACCAGCCAGCACTGCCATCACCAACAACCTGAAACAGGTCGCCAAGCACATCAGTACCAGCGGTATTGATAGCATCTTTGTCGTCGGCAGCAGTAAACCCATTACCAATAATCTGATCGGCAGCAGCCGGTGAGAGGCTTAGACCAGTTGTTGTGCTAGCAATGCCTGCCAGGACAGTATAGACCAACCCATCTGCTGTTGAAGGCAGAGTGAATGTCAGGTCTACAGCCGTAGAGATGATGAGCTTACCAGAGTCTGCTGCGGTAAGTGTATAGTCAGCACCTTTAGTCAGAACTGGAACTTGACCAAGCATGCTTGAAACATCGTCACCGTTAGTGTTATAGATAGCAGCCCCGTTAACCCACAGGTTACCATCTTGTCCAATAACGATACGACTGGCATGATGACCAGCTTCAATCGTTGCCATAATAAATCTCCTATAGTAAATTGGGTCATTCCCAAGTTGATATCAGGAATGACCCAACCGGGACAAGCAAATTGTACTATAGTTCTTCTCTGATGAAAAGAACTAAATCAGATTACGCAGTGCCCTCAGCAGGACTAATATGCGTCTCAGACAGAGCTACATCAGCACTCTGTGAGATTGCTCGACTATTGGGGCCGTAAAGAATGCCAATCACACCATCAATGACTGCGTTAGCAGTAGCACGATTAACGACTGGTCTCAGATAGCGTTCCAAAGGTCGATAAATATCGATGGCAATCATCAGGTCATCATCAGAATCTGCCAAAGCACCGCTACTGCCACCTTCTAGATCATTGAATGTTGAATCATCAGATGACGTTTCAATATTCATGCTAGTAACTTGTGAGGCGGTCAGCGTACCCAACAGAGCAAGAAACAAGCAGCCGTCAAATCCAGAGTCAGACCCCAGATCAACAGAACTGCCGTTTTGGTCTGATGTGCCAGCAACAACACCATTCATCAGTCGCTCAATACGAACCGATTCAAGCAGAGACGTTCCAAACATAATACCTCCTAAAGTATGTAATTAAGACTTCTTAGGGTAAACGGCGTATCCCCGTTCAACAAAGGTTTCGGCTTCAGACTTAGGTAATTCAACCTCGTCACCAGCATGTCTAGTGCTAATGCCGATCAATCTACCACAAGTGTCCGTTTTGTGAAATCCCACAGAAGTCAAAAGTTTAACAAGTGTTTGCTGTTCTGGCTTCTTCTTTTGCTCTGACATTACATTACCTTCTGTTAAGAGCTATAAAGATGACTTATGCTTGGGTCAGTTTACGAACTACACCATCCCCAGCATCTACGAGATTACCATCGCCACGAACAAAGGCCAAGAAAGCATCCTGATCATTTTCAGCATGCCTCTCAACTAGACGTTGGAAACGAATGGAACGAACTTGACGAATTTTATAGTTACGGAATGCACCAAACAACATCGTAATGTTGGTGGTTGCAATCGTAGACGCCATGGCTTGGTTAATCCAGTAAGGCCAAGTGTTGAGTGTATCTGGAGCACCAGAGTTAGCACCTGATTGCCACAGATAGTCACCCATACCATTCTTGAGCTTACGGAGAGTTTGCAGAATAGCATCGTTGAACATGTAGCCTGTTCCCTGACCAGGAACACGACGAGAAGGATTGAGAGAGTGCTCCAGATCAATAACTTCGTCAAAAACGATGGCAGATGTAGAAGCCGCCGTTACACCAGCCGTTGCAGCCGTGACAACACCACGAGGAGCAACACCAGCACCAGTACCCGTAGTGTAGTTGGTATTCTGGATACGACCAAGCCGCTCACCCAAGAGCGAGCCAACCAAGTTACCCAGATCGAGCATAGAGTCTTCCAGCAATGCCCGTGCAACCTTAATCTCATCAGAGGTAAAGGTATATGCCGACAGAATTGCATCACCAAAAGTAGGTTCAGCAGTTGCTGTAACAGCAGAACCGTCACCAACCAATCGACCAGTATTGCTAGTGTCATCCACAGTTGGGTAGTGAATAGGTTCACCGTTATTCGTACGAATAATATCGGCAGCTTGAGCAACACCAGAAAAATCAAGCATGGCTCGTTCAACAGATGCTACGAAAGATTCACCAGTGATGAATCCACCTTTTGTACCTTGACCACCTGTTAGAGCATTCTGGAGACGATCCCTACGATATTGATTAAAGGCTTGAGTAGTGCTCAACTCAAACACAAAATCTTTACTGTCAAGACGGTTACCAGTAGCAAGAGCAGCTTGACGATGTCGATCCTCAATCCGATGACTGTGTTCGGATGAAGAGTTCATCATCCAGCCTTGGAGAGCCAGCAACTGTTGCTGCTCAAACGTTACTGGCTGGTTACTATTAGGCAGAGGATTCTGAGGCGGCTGGTTGAAGTTCTGAAGCTCAAACCTCGGCATGCTGGAAAGCTGCGTATCAATTGCAGACAGCCGGTTTTGAACAGCCTGAGACTCAGCAATCTTCTTGGTTTCAGCATCCAACGAAACCATATTTTCGTCATAGGCTTTATTCAGTTGATCCCAGGTTTCCTTCCATTCAGGAGATTCAGTACCGTCAGCCGGAAGCTTATCGGCGTGAGCCTTAATCTCATTGTGAAGCTTCAGCCGCAGTTCCTGAAGTTCTTTCAGACGATCCATAGCATATTTCCTAAAAGGATGAAGTTTGTAATCATCGAAGTCAACAATATAGCACGGGTTTTCTTAGCTGTCAAACCGAATGCTGTCATTATCTAATTCGAGACTTCTAAGTCTCATGCTACATTCACGCTTCATCATATTACTAATACTCGACTTAGAGCGATCTTCAGCTTCTTGCTTTTTCTGCTTTTTAGGCCGGGTAATTACACTATCAATGATACCTACTTCTAGTGCTTCTTCTGCTGTTAACGTAGTTCCATCGTGCTTACCAACTAGAAGACTCATAGCCTCTTCCTTATCCAGAGTCGATCTCTGGGAAAGAGTAAGTGCAATCTGCTCATCAAGTGAGTCAAGGATTTCAATCATTGCATCCATCTCATCCCTGTTCCCAAAGGCCCAGCCCATAGCCCTATGAAACATGGTGGATGCGTTGTCAAACATTCTAACGTTGTCACCAGCTAACATGATAATAGCAGCGGCTGAAGCAGCAATACCTTCAACAGTGACATTCACGTTACCACTATGTTGAATAAGCGAGTTATGAATAGTAATCCCATCAAAGGCCAGGCCACCAGGACTATTGATACGAACGTTTACTTCTTTACCTTTATTCTCAGAAAGGAAAGCAGCAACATCTTTAGCCCCAACACCTTCTCCAGTCCAAGGATCATGACCAATTTGTTCAAAGATTACCAAGTCAACAATTTCTTGTTCCGTCTCCTTATTTTTAGACAGAGACACCTGATAAAAGGTTTGTTGGGAAGCGGCCTTATCAATGACATCATTACTCAGAGGCTTAATGTTAAAAAGTCGTTTCTTAGGCATAGTTACATCCTTATAAGCGGAAGCTTGGTTATTCTTCAAATCCGGTAGGAATTTTACGAGCGTTTAAGCAAGCTTCCGCTACTGTACTAAGCAAGCTATCTAATGGAGCATCAAGTGTAGATCGAAACAGGTCATGCAGTGTTTCTACATATACGCTAAGAAGATTGTACCTAGATAAATCAACATCTTCAAACATCAAGTACTGAGAGAAGGGTTCATCAACCCAACCACCATACTCAGCATGACCAGCATTCGCAGCATATTCAGCATCTTGAATAATCAATTCTCGGATATTCTGAGCGTCCTGATCAGGAGTAGTGCCGTCTGTGTCTTCACTGGTGTCATCAGGAACGTCTTTATCGTCTGGTTTAGACTCATCGTTTGACAGCGTATTAGGATTGATAAGCTTATCAGCCAAGGGATCAGAAGATCGATTTCTGCCAATCTCTCTACGCCACTCGTTACCAGTAATTACAAGACTTTTACGTTGAGTATCAAGTAGAGTGTTTTGAGTCTTAGCATCCAAAGAAATCAAAGTCTTTACATCATGCCACACCCCATGTGTTCTACGCTTCTTTTGTGGACTTGTCAAGAACTTGATTGTGGCCTCACCTTTAATTGCAGATAACCAGTGAGTAAGAGTACCAGTATGATAAACAAGCTGTTGATCCTCAACAGATTTGTACTGAACTGTCTCTTTAGCACCAAGCTTGAAAGGTGGAAGATTGAAGTATCTTGCAATCTCCCTAATTTGATCTTCTCTTAATTCATGCATCTGACTCTTTTCAGCGTCCAGCATGGTTTGATGAAACTTGGCTCCGTCTCGTAGCACAATAGTTTTGAACCAATTGTTTCTGCCAGAATACTGCTTACCAAATTTTACTTCCAAGTTATGTGTAGCCTTAGCTGAGAAGTCTGCCGGAACTTCCAGCACACCACCTGCTTGAGCACCATTAGCAAAGAATCGTGATCCAAAGTTCTGAGCAGCTAATGCAAGACCAATAGCATCTCGTGCATTCTCTACCATATCAAGCCCGCCAGATGTATCTATAGAGATACCTTTAAGGTGGTACACTTCATGAGGCAGTAGAGGCTCAAGACGACCATCTATTTCTGTTACATAAAACAAATTACCATGTTCATCTCTGGTGGAATAGGTTCTGTCGGGCAGCAGGTTTGCCAAGCTTAGAATCTTACCTGATGCAGCACGACCTTTACGTTCGATAAACAAATAGCCGTTATTCCACAACAGAGCATGGACAAAGAGTCGACGCCAGAGATCAACCGCAGACATCTCGTCATTAGGCTGAACAGAAATCAGATACTCTACAGCATGTGTAGTATCAATCTCAGCATCACCTTTATTTGCACCCTCAGTCTCTATTCTACGAATATGAATAGGAATAGATGCTAAATCACCGCTGATAACAGACACACCTTGCCATACTGGGGCAGATTTTAAAGAGGATGTGTGGGTGATGCGTTCGCCAGAAGCAGCTTCAGACCCAGAAAAGATGTCGTCCCATGTTGAGGGGTCAGTCAACGACATTGCTGGATTTTCAAGACTTGCGTTGACCACTGATGCTATTGCGTTTGCGAACATTTTTTAGTTCCAGATGTATACCGAATACTGCTAATGAAGCACCAACAAAAAGTAACATGGTGGGCAAATGAATTCGATAAAGTCCCGCACAGAAAACTACATACCCAACAGTTGTTATGAATTCACTAAAATACTTCAATATCATTTTCTTCATAGAATCGACCTAACGGTACAAAGACATCATCTTGATTAAGAGACATCGCTAAGGCCATTGTTAGAGCAACTATACCATCAATTTTATCTTGGCCTGCTTGTTTATCGGGTTTAACATAACCGTTTGAGTCTTCCTTTGCAACAGTATTTGCTGCCATCCATCTTAAAACTTCATCTCCCCCATGCTGGAGGTGCTGAGAGTTAACCAGTTCAACCAATCGTGTCCACGGCTCATGATAGTATCTTGCCCACTGCGGAAAATTCACAACATCATCTTCCATCCATCCGAGCTTCAACAGAGACTGAGCAAACTGAGATGAATTATGTGGGTCTAGAGCAATAGTTAAAACAGGAGAGAATTGATGGTCGTTCTCAATATCTCTGAGAATTCTGTCGTAATCTGTAGCTGACCCAGGAGTCAGTGTAATCAATCCTTTTTGTGCCCAAGTATTATAGCTTTGCAAATCATAGGCTTGTCTAACGTTAGATGCTTCTTCAGGAGCATAGTAACGCACACGAGTATAAAACTTACCATCTAGCCTCCAGACTCTTGCCCAAGCACAAAGGTCTCTCGTAGATGCTAAGTCAATCGCACCCCAGCATGGCTGTCCTTTCAGCCGTTCCTCAAACAGCCTAAGAGTTTCTGTATCTGAGATTGTATCAGGAGCAGCTTCATTACACCGATCCCAATTACGCATCACAATAGCTCTAACAGCCTGCTCCGTAACCTGATTCAGATGTAGCCTACGAACCTTGTTCTCATACTGAGGAGAGTCTTCTGCTTTGGTAAACTCATTAACTAAGTAATCTTCATTGAGAGAGATATTCATGTTGGGGTTGGCCTTCCACCAGATTTTAGGATCAAGCCAATCATCCCCATCATCAATACCTGTCATGTAAACAAAATATGATTCATTAGTTAATGTGTCATTTGGGTCAAGAATCCTACAACAATACTCTCTTTGTTCATACCAGATTGATTGGCGGTTATAACCAGCGGTAGAAATCCAGAGAATCAAAGGATGATCTCTAGCACCAGTAGCCGTTAACAGAACATCCCATAAATCGCGGGTCTTATGAGCATGCAGTTCATCAACAATGCAACGATGGATGTTAAGACCATCCAACGAATTACTATCAGAAGATAAAGATTGAAAAGTACCGGCCAGGGGCAGGAAAGATATTGCATGTCTATGGACCTTGCAAAGCTGCTTTAATTCAGGACCAAGCAAACCCTTGGCATCCTTGAATGCAATGTTAGCCTGATCTTTTTTTGTAGCTGCTGAATAAACCTCTGCTCCATGCTCCCCATCTGCTGTCAATCCTTGAAGACCTATACCAGCAGCTAAAGTAGTTTTACCATTCTTTCTAGGCATCTCAATTCCGGCAGTACGGAATCTGCGATACCCACCTTTACTGCGTGTTTTTTCTAGATACCAACCAAACAGCGGAGCAATAATACAATGCTCCTGCCAATCAGCAAGTGTTAGTTTCTGGTTTGCGAACTTTCCTTTCCAATGCTTCATCAAGGTAAAGAGATGTAGGGTTCTCTCTACCTGATCTTCGTCCCAAGCAAACCCCTTGTTTTTAC